GGTGCGGCTCCGTGTATCATGCTGTTGGCTCCTTTACCAGTTCGGCTAAAAACATTGCGACTTCCGCAACTAGGACAGACGAGGTGTCCGTCGCGTTTCATTGCTTCGCCGCCTTTCCAAAGTCTTATGGCGGTTCCTACGTTAATTTGAGAATTAGGGGAAACGTCCTGAACTGGTGCTTGCGGCGATGATTGTTGTGTAGTAACAGGTCTATTGCTGTACGCCGCTGGGTTTGGGTATGTTAATTGAGGAGACGGTTTTTCTCCCTTCAATTTTTTAGACCACCAATCAGTCATCGTTTGGTTTTTCCTTCATCCAATCTTCTAACGTTTCTTCGTTAATAACAATGGAAATATTTCCGTTTTCTAATAGTCTGTTTAATAAAGCCATTCCGTATGATGCAAACAATGGAAGCACTTCTTCTTGTGGAGTACCTAGTTTATCGCTTTTTTGCAACAAATCAATCATCCACGATGCTGTTTCTTCCACGCTTTCAGCAAGCCCTTGACTAACAAACAGTGCCCAACGGCTTGCTATGTCAAATGTTTCGGCCTCGGCAACGTCTTTTGAAGGCACTGCAAACCCCATGAAATTGGCAAAAGATTGACCTTGTGCAATAGACAACATCAGAAAAAATAACCGTTTATCGGCAACTTTATTTTCCATAATCATTCCTTTGCTTCCGCCCAACTCTTTGCAAACTGGTACGAAACTTTAATTGGAACCTTATCTATTATTTTACCGTCTCCCATTGCCTCTAGGAACGGAGTAATTATTTGTGCCGATTCGTGTTCATCTACCGTAGCCACTAACTCGTCGTGAACCTGCACTACTAATTTTACACTCGTATTCTTCATTGCGCTGTACACGTCAACCATTGCTTGTTTACACAGGTCTGCCGCAGTTCCTTGAACTATGGCGTTAACTGCTTGTCGTTCGGCACGTGCACGCAGTTCTTTGTCCTTTGACAATAGGTCAGGAAGACGTCTTCGTCTACCGTACAAAGTACTGACAAACCCGTCTTTTTTTGCTTTCTCTACCAAAACACGTTTCCAACTTGTAAGTTCAGAAAACGTTCTGTAGTAGTTATTTAGTATTTCTTGCGCGTCTCTTTCAGAGATTCCCGTTACGCGAGATAGTTTTACAGAGCCGCCGCCGTAGGCAGTTAGGAAATTTACTCCCTTTCCTATTTGTCGTTCTTCTGCGGTTATTTCTCCTGGTTTCTTTTTAAACACTGCCGATGCGGTGGCCGTGTGGATGTCCTCTTCGTTTGCAAACGTGTGCAACAACCTTTTGTCTTGGCTAAACATTGCCATGATACGAAGTTCAATTTGGTCGTAGTCGGCAACCAGCAGCACGTTGTCTTTATTTGCCACGAACAATTTACGAATGTTGGATGTTCTGGGGATGTTTTGGAGGTTAGGGTCTGATGACGACAGTCGTCCAGTGGCGGTGCGGTGCAGGTGGAATGACGGGTGAAGCCTGTTTTTATAAAGTTTTGGCAGCAATCCGTCTACGTATGTACTTTTTAATTTTTTCAACTCTGCCCACGTCAATAACATGGGGACTACTGGGTGCTTGTGTTTCAAACTTTTTAATGATTCTTCGTCTACTGACGGTGCCCCTTTACCTGTGGTTTTGTAGGGCTTTAAACCCAACCCACCGTTTGTTTTTTTAGAAAACAAAAAATCCTGCTTATGTTTATTAGAGTCTGGATTAAAGCCAAAAGGGGCGTAGTGCAGGAGTGAGTTAAGAACATCTTGCAGTTCTTTGTCTAGTTCAACGCCCAAAGCAACCAAATTACTGGAGTCAACGGGAATGCCCTCGTTCTCCACATGCATCAACACTTCCAATACACGGTTGTCCAATTCCATTGCCCTGATTAAGTCCTTATGGGCGACAACTTTTTGAATTAACTTTTTGTACAACAACCAAGTCCATCGTGCGTCACGGTGTACATACAACGCTGTTGAGTCAAATGGGGAAGTGGAAACCAGGTTCCCTAATTTTCCGCCGTTTTCGTAGGCTTTGTGCCCACCGTAATTTGTTTCAATCAATGTTTCTAACGAATAGTTAATCAAATTCTCATTTACCACGTGTTGTGTAATCATCGTATCCACATACGGACCAGGCGGCACTTCTCCGTAATACTTTGCTATTGACCTTGCATCAAATTTAACATTGTGCCCTATTTTGATAATGTCGCTAAAAAACAACGGACGCAGACGTTCAAAAACATCACTGCGAGAAAGTTGTTTAGGCGGGTCTTTGTACACGGCGGGCTTTACATACCGTGCCTTTGCCATTGACTCTTGCCCGTTTTTTAAAACCTTGCGAAAACCTGCTGGTGGTACGGTGCTCCCGTCTCCAATCTCCTCTTTTTCCACCAATATTCCAACACGGTGTCCCATTGGTATTGCCCACGACCTGCCGCTGGTTGCTATACCTATCCAAAAAACTTCGTTGCGAAGAGGATTGACAACAATATTCTTCAGGTATTTATCCGTCAAATTGTCGTGTGCGCGTTGAACAATGTCGGGACTCTTGTTCTTTAATCCGCTTACGTGTTCTTTAAAATCCTTTTCAAAGTGTTCTATGAGGTCGGGGTGGTGTTCTAGCGTGGCTTGGGTTTCCACGTCAAAAACAAACGCCCCCACCCTGCGAACTATCTCAATGAGTTCGTCAAGTTGTTCAAACGTTGTAACAACAGGAGGAACTAAACTCCCCATTTATTAGTTACCAAGGTCTTCAGATGCAATCGCCAAAAGTTCTGAGTACGTAGGAACTTTGATGATTGACGAATCATATTTCTCTTCCTTGATTTTTGAAAAAACCGTCTCAGAAATGGGTTCAATCTTCCATTCTTCGGCAATGTCACGCTCACGAATGACTTGCAGGTTGTAGGACGTTGTTGCTCCCTTACCAGTGCGGCTGATAGCCCAATAATGCTTGGTAAGGGGTCCAGTTTGCGGAGCCTTGTTAAGGTTGCGGAGTTGGTCTACGACGCGAGGTCCGATTTCCAGTGAACGCAGCGTCGGCGTTGAACCAGTGGAAAGCAGTGCGACGTTGAACGCAACGCGCTGGGAGGGGCGGTTTCCAAGTTCGCAAATCGGGCAACCGCGTTCTTCCAACTCACGGATGCAGACAAACGATTTTTGTCCGTCGCGCTCAATCCAGTGTTGGTGCCAAGCCGCGTACGGTTCGTCATCAATGAATTTTATGATTTGAACGTCCTCACCAACCTTGAGACGCTGTGCGTAGTTGGAGTCAAGGCTTTTCAATGCGTCAACCTGCTGCCATCCTCCGCGAAGGAGTTTGCGCTCGTTGGTCGGTGCGGCGGGACTGTCCTGTTCGGTGTTGGGTGTCATCTCGTCTGTGTCATAGTTTCTGGGCATGTTTTTTTCCTTTGTGTTTACTGTGGCCATTGCTCTTTAATGTGTTTTCTGAAACCGTTCCAATCTGCATTGTGAATGTCGTGTATTTTGAAACGGTCTATTGCTTCTACAAGGAACTCTACCTGCTCCATGCTGTAAAGCCTCCTACCTTTTGAGGGTTTTTCTGGAAGTTGTTGTTTGACGGGTTTTGGGGTGCGGTACTTGGCCTTTGGAAGCCAACCACGAAATTCCCACACCCTCAATGTTGAGGGGCTTTTTTGCAATGCAACCGCCAATTGTCCAATTGTAAACATGTGTACTTCTTGCCCGTTAATGATGTATTTTTTGGATTTTGCACCGTTAAAACGGTCTTCTGCAATTGCTGTGTTTCTTTTTTGCCTGTTTTTTGGGGTTCTCTTGCCAGGGAAATCAGGGATGTTTTTAAACAATTCCAATGGGTCTTTCACGCCTTGAACGCCCACGTTTCTTTTTCTACATAAAAACTCTGAACGGCGGGGAGCAACGACTTGTCGTTCCATGCCGCAGCAAGCAATTTGTCCTCACTAAGGCGTTCAATAACTTCTTTAACGTCGTCCCACAACCCATTTTCTTTTGACCACTGTTCAGCCATGCTGACGTTGAACGTTTTGCTTACTCGGCGCTCTCGTTTCAATTCGTGACCGCCTACATTGAGCCAAATGTGCCCGCTGTCGTCGGCAATTCCGTGCTGTTCAACTACGGTGCTCAATTCTTTTTTCATTTTTTCTACTCGTGTTTCCAACTGACTGAGCAGTTTTTTCTGAGAAACAAACTCCTCAACTATTTTTGTGTAGTAAGCCTCGTCAAACTGTTCTGACATTTCATACCTCCGAATGTTGTAAAAAATCTGTCAATGAACTCAGTGTTAGTTCAAATCTACCTTGTGTATCGTAGCCTTTGTCAATGAATGCTTCGTTGATTCCTCTTTTTTGTTGAAGCATTTCGTACTGGCGTTCTTCAACACTTCCTTTCATAACGAATGATGTTATCGTAACATGGGGGTGTTGTGAGGATAGGCGAATAATTCTCGCTTCTCGCTGGTCCAATTTTCCTGCACTCCACGGTAAATCATACGATATTAGGTAGTTGGCTTGTGGTAAGTCAACGCCGTAGCCGCCAGCATCAGAGGATAAAAACAAACGGGTATTGGGGTCGGTGGTAAACATTTGTTTTGCCACGTCATTTTCTGATGCGTTCATGTCTCCTGTAAACAATACGCACGATGTTTGCTGTTTAATGCGCTCTGCGAGGAGTTTAAGATTGTTTTTAAAGAACGAAAATAACACTATTTTGTTGTTGGGGTCTTCGTTTAAAATGTCCGTAATATACTCAATAACAACATCCATTTTAGGCGTGTTGAATGGTTTAGTCAACCATTGCATATCCATCACTTCTTTGGCGTACCTGCTTCCTGCGTCCCCGTTGTTATTGGCGTATTGTGTTGCCGACAACTCCACAAGCATTGGGTTGCCGCACAGCATTCGCAATATTGTAAGGCGTGCCATTATTTGCCCTTGTGCTTCGTGGGCGGCGGCGTTTCCGTGATAGTGCGTCCACAAATCAAAACTTTTGCCGTGAATGTTTACGGCTTTTTGTATTTGCAACAACAAATCATTTGAAATGTTTCTATATGCTTGAACGTTTTTATCGTCAAACTGAACGGGAACAACGGTTGATATTATTTTAGGAAGTTGGTCTTCAATGTCTTTTCGGTTTTTGCGAACCATTGCTTTTTCCATTGATTTGTTCAACAGGTTTAAATTGCGATACCGCAGCGGTCTACCAAACTTGTCGCGGACTATGAAGGTCTTGTCAAACATGTCAAACTTTCCCAGCACGTTTGCATCCACAAATTCCATAATGGAAAACAATTCTTCTGGTTTGTTTTCAATGGGTTGTCCAGTAAGAGCAAAACGGTATTGGCATTTTTTACCTAGTTTTTTTAGCAACCGCGAACGCTTGGCTCTTGGTGATTTAATCATCGTTGCTTCGTCAATCACCATGGCTTCAAATCTTAACGAATTGAACAAATGAACGTCGTTAATGAGGGTCTCAGGATTTACAACAACGTATTTGGCGCGAAGGGCCGACCTCCACAAAGTTTCCCTTGTTTTTGAGTTACCGTCAATCACCACTGCTTTTGAATTGGTAAACTTGCTTATTTCGCGCAACCACTGGTATTTGAGTGCTGCTGGAACGACAATGGCGGCCCGCGATATTTCGCCAATGTCAATCAAGTGTTCCAACGTGTTCAAAGTAATAACCGTTTTTCCGCCGCCCATCACCACCGCGAGTAGCATACGACCTCGGTCGGTCATTTTTTCTCGCGCTTCTTCTTGAAACGGATACAACTTTCCTTTAAACGCCATCAATCCACCATGGTAGTGCCGTTGCTTGTTTTACCGCAATTGCCAATTCCGAATCGTCCATTTCTCCAATGTCTTTGGCTTTTGTGTGAGAGTACTTCAACCATTTCACCCCATGTCTGAACGACGGAAGATGCCGCATTAGTACTGTACCACCCGCCTCACCAGCCGCGTCATTGTCGTATGCCACAATCAATGCGTCACAAGACTCTTCCAACAATCGTAACTGTGTTTTACTGATGCCAACTCCATAACTAGCGAGGCATTGTATCCCGTTAAATGACGAAGAAAACCTTACAACATCCAGGGGCGACTCTACCAAAACGGCAACACGTGAAGAAAATCTGTCAATGCCAAACAATGTTTCTGATTTGTGTACTCCACGTGGTTGGTTGATAACTTTGTTTTTGTGTTTCTCTTGCCATCCCATCAAAATTCCGTTGCGTGAAACTATTGGGATAATCCACGCGCTGCTTGACGTGCTCCATCGGATACCGTACTTGTCGGCAACCGATGCCTTTAATCTGCGCTTTTCCAATTCTTCTTGTGGTGGTTTGTCAAAAGACATATACAATTTCCAATTTGCTGCGGTTTTGTCCCCAACCGTTTGTGATTGTTCTGTGAGTTTTTTAATCCCACTATTAATCATCAGACTGTAAACGCTTGATACTGATTCGTAACTTCCTGTTATTTCGGCAATCAGTTGCGGCAAGTTTCCCCGTGCCCCGCACGAGTGGCACATCCATAAACCAGTGTTAGAGTTTATTGACCATGAGGGAGAACGGTCTGGTTTGCCAATTCTTTTTTCGTGTACAGGGCAACAACCAGTTATTTCATTGTTTGATTCCCTTTTGACTTCAACGTCTAGTGCCGCGAGAACATCGCGGATGTTAGTAGTACCAGTTATCATTTTCATCGTTGTGAACTTCCTCTATCTCTGAAAAATCCATGTTGTTCCAGTCCCATTTAATCCTGATTTCTCCCTTTGGCGCTGTTCGGGCAAGTACGACGCGCAAAATTGCCTGGTCGTCTATGTCGGGGTCTGACTCTACGCCGATGACCAAATCGGAGTCTTGTGCAAACGACGACGTATAACCAATCGCGTCGGCGGTGATTTGCCTGCTCTTGCGGTTGCCCAATTTCCAACTAAGCACCTGCGTAGTACCAACAATTGGAATGTCGTAGCGTTGAGCCAATCTTTTCAATGAACGTGTTATGTTGGTCAACGCTTGCGGGGAACCCTTTGGTTCGCCATGTTCGTCGTCCATGAGATAAACTCCGTCAACCACGAGCAGGTCTGGTTTGTGCTGCTGTAGTTTCCCTGCGATTGCGCTCACTGTTGTGAGTGACGATATGTCTTCAGAGATAATGAACGGGTGCATGTTTTTGCGTAAAAAAGTTGATTTTCGTATTTTTTCAATTTCTAAATTAGTGAGGTCGCCGCGCATCAATTTGGTGTGTGAGATTTTGGAAACTATTGCGTCGTACCGCGCCGATTGTTCCTCTGCACTCATCTCAAAAGAGATGTAGAGGGGAACCTTGCCGTGATTGTGCACGGCATTAGAAATTATGAGTGTAATGAGAGACTTTCCTTTTTTCGCTTCGCCAACCAACGTAATCAATTGTTGAGGACGCAAACCCGACGTAATCCTGTCCAGTCCTAAAAAACCAGTGGGCATTCCGCGAATTGCGTTGGGGGTGTCTTTCATCAACAAATAGCGTGCAATGCGCTGTTCCCACGTTTCAATGAGGTTGATGTCTCTCAATCTTGATGTGTCTGCGGACGCGGTTTGCAGGCCTTGTGCAAGCACGTTGATTGCTTGTTGCGTCTCGTTTTCATTAAGCAGCGGGACGGCTGAGGCGAGAGTTTCCACAATTTTATGATGGCGGTATGCACATATCAACTCTTCAATGAGGTTTGAAAACTGTTCACGAGATGTGTCTAGTAGTGATACGTTTCCGTATTCCTGACAGAACGCCCGTTCTGACGGAACGGCGCTGTGGTCACGCCAATACGTGATGACCCACTGCCATATGTCCGACCACTGTGCTGCAAAATGATGTGGTTTCAATCCCGCTTCTATGACTGGGATGATTTCGTTTTCTTTAATGACTTTGCTGATTATCAAGTGTTCCGTGCTGGCCACTACGCAATCCACGCTTTCTTTTTGTCCACTACGTGAGAACGAAGTCCAATGATACTTGACTGTTGTTGGTTTTCAACGTATATGGTTTTTAACGAACGTTGAAATTTTAAATCGTATGCCAATTCCTCAACGTTTTCGTAATAGTGAACCGCTACTGATATTCCTTTTTTTGACAGCCATCGTTCTATCGGGTCCGTGGCTCCTACATCAATGAAGGTGTAAACGTCGGTTGAAATGCCAAGACGAACGCACGAATCAATCATTGCCTTCAACGGAAGTTCGTGAGGTACAGACAATTGTATATATTTTTCCCAATTGTTTCGTTGTTTGTAAAACTTTGAAGTAAGTTTGTCGGGAATCGTTGCCAATACTCCTTCAAAAATGACACCCTGTCCTTTTACAGAATACTCAGCAATGTCGTTACCTTGCATTGCGTTGGTCTGTCCCCGATACTGGTACAAGTCGGCATGCCGAACTTATGATGGATACAAACCTGTCTCCGTAACGAATGCCCAATTTTTTAGGGTTGTACAAACTGGTAATTACCGTGGCAAGATTTGAGTTAATTCGTTGGTACAAAAGATTGGATATAGAACGAGTGGTAAACTCTGTTTCGTTTTCGTCACCCAGTCCGTCTAGCACGACCAAATCATACACGGACCTTATGTACTTTGAAAGATAAGGACTCGCATACTCTTCGGGAAGAGAACCGTCATTGTTCAACTCATCGTACATCATCTCAATATATGTCGTAGCGGGGATGAAATATCCGCTGATTGATTTTGAGACAACTGCTTGTTTTAATAAACCAATTGAAAGATGAGTTTTTCCTACTCCAGTTCCTCCAAATAAATACAAACCTGTGCCGTTGGACAGGTTTTCGTCGGCGTGTTTTAACCACGTCATAATGGCGTAGTGAACGTCTTGGTCGCCAACAGATTTGTCGTAGTTTTCCATTGTCATCGCTTCAAATCTTTTTGGTATTCGTGCATTTTTCAAACGTTCTTCCACTGGGCGGTTCTTCCAGTATCGTGCTCCTTTCCACTCAGTCATATCCTGTCCTAATCTCCAATTTGTCGTTGGGAAGAACTTCTTGATTGACGTTACAGGTGTCCATTCTAAAATGCATCAGGTATGATTCTTTGTCGGTAAACAATGTTTCGCACATCATACATTGATACAGTTCAACAGTTTCTTCTGTTTCCTTTAACGGTTCATTGTCAACTATTGAACCAAGAAAAAACCTCTGGAGTTTTTCAACAAAAAACCACCAAGCACTCATTTCCACTCCGACACGTCGCCGTTGATAGAATTCTTTGTAACCCATGTAAGCAATTCGTCTTTTCTTTTGATAAACGCCGTCCACAACAAAACGTCGTGCGGTAGTGGTTTTCTTTTTATTTCGTAAAAAAACCTGTCAATCATAGAATGTAGTTCATTGTACGACGTGCCGCTATCGCGGAGCGTTTTGAACGTTTTTGACAGCGCCAACGCATTTATTTCTCTGTTCATTGAATAGTCAATTGATTTGTTAAAATGGTACACAAGGGCCATGATTGTGTTCTTTGTTTGTGTTGTCATGTTTGCTGTCATGGTTTTGGCTTCGTCGGCACCTAGCGGCTTGCCCCAATCATCGGTCATTTGAGCAACTCACCATCAATTTCATAACCGCTTGTTACATCGTTCATTGTTTCTCCCCTCTTGTAAAGAAGATTCTTGTTATGGTTATTCTTGTTTATAGTTATTCTTGATTGGGTGTCACCCGTGACACTGGGGGTAGTGTCTGTGGTGACACTCCTAGGGGTGTCACCCGTGACACTGGGTAGTGTCACCCGTGACACTAGGGTAGATGGGTTGTTAAAGTTCACTACGTACAAATTGCTTAACTGCCCTTTAGCGCCTACGCGAACTTTACGTATTAACACATTGGACGAAACAAGGCGATTGACCGCTCTAATTACCGTTCGTCGGGAATATCCAGTCAGTTTTGCCACGTGACCGTACGAAGTCGTGACCTCTTGCGTGTCAGAATCCATGTATAACAATATGGTTAATAATACCACTTTGCCAACTGAATCATTACCTAAATACTTAAGAACCCATCGTGGAAACGGTAGGAATGGTCCTGAAAACTTGTTCTTTGTCAATGTTGGTCCTTTGTATCTAATGTCGTTGCATGATATGCAAACATTTTGCTATACTGATAGTGGCGTAGTGTCCAAACGCCGCACGGGGTGCGGGCTGGAGGCCTTTCTACCTCCTTTCTGCTTTCAGCCCCCCCGTGTTTTTAGTTGAAGAAAGAGTTGATGTCGTGAACTGTGCTTTTGAACGTCTTTGTCGTTTGGTCTTTGAACACGACAACCACCACTACAGCATCGTCTTCAGAAACCTTTTTTTCTTTTGACGACTCGGTAAGGAAATCAATAATGGTTTCCTTTGACGCAAAATCTTTGTCGGTTGCCCCCTGCGCTTTTGCCTGCTGACGCAGTTCTGTATCGGACATCTCTTCGTACTCTTTGCGAGTCACAGGAGAAAGAGAATCCACGGTGTTGTTTTCAACCGTGTCAACTAAACGAAACGGAGTGAGTCCCTGTGTTAAATCAATGACGGTGAAACCATCGTCAATCAACGACGTCACCTCCGCAGTTGAGTTGTCGCCGTTGTTTTCGTCCCACAGATAAAGAACGGTCATCTTTTCCAATTTTGCAGCGTTCATCATCGCAAGACCTGCGTTGCTATCGCAAATCGTACTCACAGCATTTTTGCACAAAATGGCAGGAGCATTACCGTCGTGGTATGCCAGATATCTTTCTTTGTTGTCAAGAAGCCAATCATATACACGGCAAACACCAGTGTCCTTTGTTTTCCTCGCCAAGACGTGAAATGTTCTTGGCGTTGGTAGGTCGGACAAACTGTCTTCAATAACTGACAATGAAGAATTACCCGCGCCGACAATGACGTATTGATTCATGTTGTGCTCCTATTTAAGTGAACGTGCTCTAGCCATGTCTCCCATAAATGTAACCATGCGAACGACGCTGTGAATGATACCAGCAAGTGCGGCAACAACAAGACCGTCCATCCATATTTTTTCAGTCCACAACACCGCAACAAGTGCGTATGAAATGATGAGCGTGGCAACGACTTTTACCCACGGCATTGGCTCTTTTGGCAAAAACATGTCAACGATTTGTACAAGTTTGTAAACGGCAAGTGCGGCAAACAAAAGTTCCATCATTCTCCTGGTATCGTGTTCCATTCAATGGTGTATTGACCAATCATGTTAACAGGCATCAAGTGCTCTTCCACAATTCTTTCTGTGGCGGTAACGATACGGTCATAGTCAAGAGTGTAATAAGAAAAGTCTTGATTGTTGTTGCCACCGTCAGTCCCCCAACGATAATCGTAAACACCAACAGCATTAACTTGGTTTGCTTGCTTTACAAAACCACCGTAAACGTCATCTCCATCAAAGTACCGACCAACAAAATTTGGTTCCACTAACCAGCGTGAAACCACAATGGTTTCTCCAGGCTCAGCCAAAAACACCAACGCTGGAACTACGGCTTTTTCAAACTCTACGTAATTAATGCCTTTAGGTTGTTCAAGTGCAAACCGCCCAGCAGTTGCCAAACCAGGAGCGCTCGCATTGTAAAAAGAATCAGCAACGTACATAAATATGTTTTGATTTGCGGCGTATTCTGTGTTCCAAGTATCGTAATACAAGTCTTCCCCAAGCGAATCAGGAGGATTTGTTTCAAGATACGCAGACACGAAATCATTATCAATTAATCGGTAATTAATAAAATAAGCACCTGACAAGTTACAATCAAAAGAAGTATAATAAGTAACGTCATTACGATAATAAAACGGTTTTCTTCCGTAAACAACCACGGTTTGAGAACCTGTGGCGTTTGAAGGAATTGTTATTTTAATACCAGTGCCTCCCGAATTGACAACCTCAACAGAATCCGCCGAAATTGCCTGACCCTCATAGTTCACTGCTTCAATAATGGGAATAGCGGAAGCGGCATTGAAAGCCGCCCCGTATGTGTAAACGCCCCAACCAACCGACGCTGCCGAATCAACAAACACGTTTGTTGTATACTCCGCTAGTGCGCTGGCAGCAGTAGGGTTTGCGTTGTAATTTCGTATAGCGTCATCGTTGCGAGACGTGTCACGCAACGCTGAACCTCCGTCTGTTTTTCGCAGTGTGAACGGAGTGCGATTTACATCAGACGGAGTTCCTGTAAAAAAGTTTAAATCCTGTTGTCGGAATTTGGGGTCAGAAACCAAATTAACACGTTGTGTGTTTACTTTAAAAGTGATTGTGTCGGGGTCATAAGAAACGTTACAACCAGTCAATGCCGAAATAAATGAAGCGGTTCCCAAAAACGTTCCTTTTTGTTGGCGAAGGTTAAAAATATTATTTAGTACACTTCTTAACCGTGAGGTTCCAACTTCAACACTTGACGTTGGAACTCCAAGTTGTTTCGCAACGGCGTCCAATGCTGGTGTCGGCGTACGAAGCGGGTCATTTATTACCGAAAGGCTGTCAATGAGAGAGCGAATTCGGTCCAATTCCCATCCAAACAACGACAAAAAAGAACGGAGAGAGCCGCCCACTTGGTAGTCAAGGGCGCGGTAATACTCAGGAATTTTATTCCAAAGGTTTTCTAACGATTCATAATATTTTGGTATTTGAATTGTTGATAACGCAATGCGTTCAAACCACTCGTTTGCCCCGTCAGAATACTTTAAAAACAAACCGTAGTACAACCATGTTCCTGGTTTATACAATATACTTATATGGTCATAGACCTCAACATATGTGTCTTCTGTGTATACAACTAGTGTTGTACCGTTTTCAACGGTAAGTGGCTCTCCGTATTGATTAACGGTTATGTGTAATTCTACGGGGGCGGTGTCTTCTGGGTTTGTTTCCAAACCGCGTTCAATAGTCCAATTAATTCGCACCGTACTTTCGTGTTTTAACAAACCATCTACAACAAGTTGTTCTAGTTTAAATGGAGCGGTCTCAAAAGAAACTAAGCCCGCTCCACCACTAAATTCAATAACATCGTCGCTACGAAGAGAAGAATCAAGACTGTCTTCTTTTCGTACATGCGAACCATCGTCGTCGGTTTTGCGAAGTTTAAACGAAGTTAAAGCCATTTATCCAGTAACTCCGCCTACGGTGGTGATTGTAAAAGTTCCCTTTTTTAACAACCCATATTGACCAGACGAAACCGTTTCGCTGCTGGGCAAGGACAATGTGGCATAGTCAACTCCCGCAACATCCATTATTGTTCTGTAAATAGTTCCCTTAGACAACGTTTGATTAAAAAACACGTTGTCAAACTCAAACAAATTATCAAGAGACTTTTTAACATCACTAAGAACACTGCTTGCAATAAAACCGTCTAGCACGTTTACGGTGGCGGTGATGTCTACCGCCGTAAGATTGATTACGCTGGCGGCAGTAACGCTTGCTCCAATCATTTGACGCGGCTCATAATAACTTACTATTTGATTTCTTAAATCGGAACCGACAGAAATAGAATTACTTCCGTAATTTAGATAGTCATCTACAAATGGTGCGGCGTAGATAACAACTGTTCCCGAACTGTACTCCGCAGTGCCCTTTGCAACACCGCCCACATTCAATACAAGGGCTTTATAATCGCTTAATGAAACCGCTCTGTTTTGTGTAGCAAAAGCGTTAGGAATGTTTACACGAAGTGACTCTAACGATTCTGCGTTCAAACCACCCGTTGCGGCAGACGACGAAAACACCGACAAATACTGACTTGGAGACGTTTGAAATTGTGTTATTTTGTTGGCTCCGACGTTCCCAGACGCCCCTACGCCGTGACGATACGACACAACCACCGATTGTCCTGGATTTGGAATCTTACCGTTGACTCCATTTCCAAACACTATTTCAGTTTCGTTTTGCGCGTTAATGTTGATTGTAAACACTTTTGAATTTGTTGCCGAATCCGTCAATTTATTAATGTAAACATATTCAACGGCGGATGGTAAACCATTCACAACGGGACCTTCTAAAACAGAAACGGTTACACTGTCACCAATTACTCTAGGGTAATACAAGAAAAATCTTTGATTAGCAAGACCATTAGACGTGCCCACCGTTTCATCAACGATTATTTGTCCTTCCACAACAGGAATGGAAGGGTTAAGAGAAGCAGAAGCAGAAGCAGAAGCAGTGGATGAAAAATACACAATCGGAGAAGTTGCTGTAGCAGGGGCAACGAAGACGGTATTGACAGGAACATCTACTGTTTGGTTTGCTGGAACGCCAGAGCCATCCACGACGACAACCGCAGTTGCCGCTGTTTGTAGTTGCGGAGAGTAGTCAAACAAACTTGCAAGTGCCAACAACGATTCACGCTGCGTAGCAGTTGTAATAAAGGCTTCTTTAGCAGAGCGGTCTACGTAGTAATGAAGAACGTCGGCAAAATACGCCCACAAATCAACTAACAACATTCCAAAGTCAGAGGGGTCACGAGAAGACCACTCAGGAATAAGTGCAGAGGCGCGAAACAACAAATCCGTTTTAATAGATTCGTAATCTCTATTTGAATAGTTAATAGACGGCATTAAATATCACTTTCCTCAGTAAACCTAGTTCCAACCGTTAGTCTTACCGTAGATACAGTTCTTGGAGCGACGGCATATTTAACAACAAGCGTCATTGAATTGTCGGGACTGTAAACACTGTCTGATTCGTCTTGTAGATACAAATCAATCACTTGTCCAAAAGACAAATATGTGTTTACATCACTTAATACATCTGTTTTGTAATCTGTCAAAATCAATGGGTCAATCAATTCAAAAATAAAAGAAGACAGGTTACCACCGTAACTAGCACGCATAATTCGTTCTCTTTTGGTTGTCATAAAATAATCTGCAATTTGCTGCCTTACAATGGTGTCAACACTGTCCGTTTCAGCAACTGACCCAAACTCAAACCTGAAAGGCACAACAACGGTCTTCACTGCATAGCCTCCATTAATTGAGTTACTTTTGTTTCTAAAATGGCAACTCTCTCCTCTAGTTTAGACGTTCCATCGGTTTGAATCCAGAATACATTGGAAAACGTGTTGTCATCAGTGCCCACCAATATTTGGTCTCCAACAACGGGAACCGCCCAACCAGAAGCGGTTAAAGAACGACCAAATAGTGAAAGAGCAACCTCAGACTTACCCAAAACGGCGGGAACGACGACACGCACTTGCCCAGAAACAGAATTGGAATACGTAACAACTGCTCGGTAGGGTCCGCCAGAAACAGCCCCGTGAATGTGTTTAATTGTAGACATCTGTGTACTCCTTTTGTTGAACCCACGTATTGTTTATAAGTATCGGCAATGGGGCAGGAACGTATTTTTTAACTAAGGGAAATTTAGGCAATACCGCATAGTTTCCTTTCTTTTTTAATTTTAACACTGTGGTTAAGGAGTCGGTTAGTAATTCGTGCGAAACCGACTCAACATACCAAAAACCGTCAAACGTTCCTTTGTATCCATTAATGCTGACAACTCCACCAGGCCGTATGGATGGGTCTCCAAAAATTAACACCTCTGCAAAATGTTGGTTTGTTTGTTTGGTTTTAGACTGCACATATCTTTTTGCTTCTTCAAAAGAGTCAACGCTAACAGACAACGTGCTACCAAACCTGCTTGTTTCGGTAATTACCGTAGGTTGAGTGTTTACCACTTGAAAAGCGTCAACGTCAAGAAGAACACCATCATTGTTCAGGTACGCTATTGTTTTGTTTCCAACCTGCGTTACGACGTCAGACGCACCAATGGTTGAATCTATTGAAATAATGTCTCCAGGAGACGGAGAATACACAATTTGTTTGTTAAGCGTTCCTCGCAGCACGGTATACGAGGGTTGGTGTGCAAACGCCTTATCAATGTCCCAAATGTGAATGTGGGAATTACTGAGCGTCACGCAATAACCCAGTTGATTGCACGCTTTGACAATCAATTTCCACAATGATTCTTCGGTTTGAACAAGACGCTTAAACACATACGCATCTTTTGGAATGGTGTAACCAAACCTATATTTTTTGGAAATTTCGGAGACGATTGTTTCCAAGGAAACGTTTTCCCACGCCCTGGTATCTACGCCACGAAGAAGATGAGATGAACCAACACACACCATGGTGTAGAGTTGAAAAGGCTGACCGTCAACTGTGCCCTCATGCGTCACCGAACGTGCTTCTACATGGGATACATATCCAAAAAATTGAAATTGTTTACCTCCACTAATTTGCACAAACAATTGAATAGGTTTGTCTACATACTGATGAATGTATTCAGTCGGAACACCGACCAATTCAAGCGCTGCAATGTCGTGTTGATTTTCCGAAAAAGAAACTTTAACACGTTGAACAGAACGACTAGAAAACGGCGCGTCGGCCAGACGAACTCCCCACGTAATACCAAGCGTAGACAAATTTGTTGTAATCATAACAACGGAATCCTTACGACGGTTCCAGGATTGATAGAATCTGGGAAGTTAATTTGTGGGTTG